TGCAGTTGCTGCCAGCGTCAGATAGTCAAACAGGCCCGGCTTCTTTGTCGTCGTTTGCGTCTGTGGCACCGGAGACACACCGATGGCTTGGCCAAGATACTGCTGTGACTGACCGGGCTGCGCTGCGTATCCGCCGAACTGTTCACGGGCAGCGTCAATTAGCGCCTGCTGCAGAGCCTGCTGAGCCATGCCTTGCTGCGTCTGCTGCTGGCCGATCTGCTGACCAAAGCCAAAGCCTAGGTTGGCAAGGTTGCCCATCTGCCCGGCTGCCTGCAGGCCAAGCTGCTGCTGCTGCTGAGCCGCACCCAAAGCCTGACCGAAGCCTTGCTGCTGCAGGTTGGCAAATGTCTGTGCGCCTTGGCGGGCAAAGCCTTCATTTGTCAGAGCCTCTGCAACGCCATGACGCGAACCGCCAAACGCACCAGCCTGCGTTGCTTGCTGACCAGTGGTGTTGACAGCCATCTGGCGCTGGCGCTCAAGATCTTGCAGCGTCTGCCCAGTCACCATGCTGGTGTATGGGTTCATAAACCGGCCAATGTTGGGGCCAGCCGCCGCTGCCCCGGTGCCAGCCAGTGCTGCGTTGTAAGCGTTTGCAGATTGCTGGTAGACGTTTGGTCCTGCGCCAGTCTGGATTGCAGTGGGGGCTGCTGCCGTGGGGGCTGCTGCTGGGGCTGCTGCTGGGGCTACCGCAGGCTGCACCGCGGCTCCGCCCTTTCCGCCGCCAGAACCGGACGTCAAGTTGCCCGCTACTTTAGCGCCCGCGCTTAGAAATGCTGGGTTCATTCCGGTTATCATGTTCTTACCCTACCTTAAATAGTGCGTTGCGCTTCGCCATATTCGTCGGGTCATATTGACCGTAAAGCTGGCGCGCCTGCTCATAAATCGGGAAATCGCTGTAACCAGTAATTCCACCTGCAAATTGCTGCGGCGTCGGCATGCCTTCGGTGCCGGTCAAATTGCTGCCAGCCATTCCAAAGGCGCCAGCCGCATTAGCGGTGTTTTGCATTGCCGCCATTTGCAGCGGAGTTTGGGCCGCCACTGTCGGACCCATGTATGGCATGTAATCAATCGCCGCAACTTGCTTAGCCCGAGCAATGTTCTCTTGGCTTGCATTTTCAAGCCAAGCTGGAATTTCCACTTTCTGTGTCTGGCTTCCGCCTTTACCGCCACCACCGCTCATGCGCTTTTCTCCATTACGTAAAGGGTTGGCTTGAAGCCGAACTTACCCATCAGTTTCATCCAGCCCTTACGGCCCGCTAGTGTCATGCCCGTGCAGCCGATGCCTTCACCCCACTGCCACGCGCTGTCAATCATCTCAAAAAGTTCTTTGCGCTTACCTGAACCCAAAAAAACATGAAGAACTTTTTTGCGAGGGTAACATATTACCTCGGTAATGGCCACTGTTTCGCCATTCGCCCACATCTGCATGCGGCCATCGGCTACTGCATCCACAACATCTTGGAAAAGATGAGTGCCGCCGCTGTATTCTAAAGCAGCCTCAATCTTGTCCTTGTAGTCGTGAATATTTGGTATCAAGCCCTAATCCTCGTTACCGACAGCGATGTCGCCGGTGCTGCCGGAGCATACGCCGTGGCCGCTGTCGCTTGCAAGAAGCCTGACGTGCTATCCACTGCCCACATTGCCTCTAGGTAATCGCCAGCGTTTACCTGAAATATCGCCGTGCGCGAAATCACGATTGTGGAGTTGTTTTGGTGCAGGCTGGCAACCATCGTGCTGCCCGGCACGTCTACACCGTTGATGCGCGGCCAAAAGCGAAACTGAACGGTGCTGGACGATGTAGACGTAATCTGCGCCGAGAACGCCAGAAGATACGTGCCACCTTCCTCAAACACGATGCGGCTGGCAGGCGATCCAAGCGAAATGCCGTTGGCCATTGGTGGCGTGTCGTATGTAATCGCGTATGCAGTGTTCGCAGCCGCAGCGGTCACGTCATTGTCTTGGCCAAGGAATGCGTAGCCATCGGCCAGCACAATCTGCCGCCACTCGCCATCTTTAGAAACGACAGGGTAGCCGTTCACGTTGTCATACAGGATGACGCCGTTTTCGGATGCGCGGGCATCGTCAGACTTGAACGCAAGGCGAGACGCCACACGCTGCAGATAGGTCACGATGTTTTGCGACCACACCTGCAGGTTGCCCGTTACGGGTGGTGGGTTGTAGCCGTAACTCACCGCTTACCACCCGCTACAGCGTCCAGACGCATTGTCCCGACACGCCAGTCAGCCTGCCGCGCACCGTCAACGCGCACACGCATCTGCCGACCAGTGAAACGCACAGGCGTCGGGTTGGCCATCGTGTATGGGCCGTGGCTGCTTTCAGTGTCATTCGGATAGAAGCGCGTCTTGAATGTCGCCGTCACGTCACCCTGCGTCTTTTCGTCAGGGTAAAGCATGGTCGCTTTCAGAACGTTGTCGCCACTGGCCAAGCTGATTGGGCCGCTTTCCGCGAATATGCTTGCGCCACCATAGTTGAGGCCAAATTCGTGGTTGTAAGTTTGACCATTGGCGTCAGCCCAGATTGGGCTACTGAACACGCCACGGTCAACGCCGGATGTGCGCGATAGCTGGCCGATGTTCCAATGTCCTTCAGTGTAGTTCAGCATAACGTAGCGGTCGATCTCCAAGCTGCCAGCGCTTGGGTAGAACCACCACACCTCGTTATACTGCTGGTTTGATACCGCCCACACCTTACTGATTTGGTCGCGGTTGATGTCGTTGAAAACGTAGTCTGCAACCTCGCATGGCAACTCTCGCACAGCGCCACCCGAATAGTTGAAAAAGCCCCTCTGCCCCATCCAGAAAATGCCCTCATCAACGGCTGCGGCGGCCTTTCGGCTAGTTGCGCCGCACGATGAACCGACGCGAGAGAACCCATACACAAATTGTCCACCGATGTATGTCGCCGAATGCGCATCTACATCTGTAATGATGAGCGTCTGGCCGCGCGTGCGGATGCCCTGCATGATCTGGCCAGACGTTTGCAACTCAATGTCGCCAGCCTCGTTTGTCGCTGCGGGCGTCCAAAGCGTGTTATCCTCACGGTCGCACCACTGGACTTTGCGGGGGTTTCCGCCAGCACCCAGAGCAAAGATAAAGCGTTCTTCGGTCACCACTAGGCCAAAGTTGTCGGTGGGCGCATTGGCGATAGCTACGGCAGGGTTTGACGTGTTCAACGTCCACTCCAAAAGCTGACCGTCGCTGCTAGAGCATGCCACCAAATACTGACCAAAGTTATCAAGTGACCACGTTGTAGCCTCCCCATATTGGCCCTGCGCCAAACGTGTCGTGCCGTAGAAGCCTATGCCGTAAAACCCACCGCCATAGCCAGTGTTAATCACCGCATCCTCGGTGCCTGCGGTGAATGTAGCAGGCGTGATGTCGTAGACAATACCACCAGCCGTAGCGACCGACAGCTTGTTGTAGCTGCCAGCGGCGATGCGCTGGTCGTTGGTCAAGTCAGTCCAAGACAGCATGCCGCGAATGGCAACGCTGTCCATCGTGTCGCGCTCCTGCCAGCCACCTACAGGGCGCATGGTGTTGTCCACCCAGCGCACCAAGCTGGCATCGCGCCAGCGGTTGCTTGCCTCGAACTCGGTGCCGTTGCGGTAGATACCTGCGGGTAGTTTTAGCGGGATAAGCGTCATGATGCTGGCACCGTGTAGTAATATGTTCCGGGCGTAGTATAGTCTGCTCTCAATGTGCCGTTGATGTAAATTTGCACGCGCCCATTTGCGCCAGCGCCGCCCTCTGCGCCTACGTTATAGCCACGAGGGCCTTTCGAACCAACAACAACAGTAAGAACCGTCCCCGGAGTAACACCCTGCGATGATGCAGCAATCACTGCAGCGCTGCCCCCACCACCCGAGTTGTATGCACTAAACGGATAACCGCCGCCACCACCGCCGCCTGCACCGTAGGATGTCGCTGGGGCATCCGAGCCAGCGCCTTGGTTTCCGCTGGTGTCGCTTGTTGGCCCTGCAGCACCGCCTGCGCCATAATACGATGCTTGACCGGGCGTTGAGCCGAACAAGCTACGGCTAACGCCGCCTGCGCCCCCATTTGATGTAACTGTCGTAAACCCAGAGCCGCTGAGCGATGAGGCTGTCCCGCTGGCGGAACCACCAGACGTCCCCCAGCCTTGTCCGCCCGCACCGCCGCCGCCGATTACGTAATAAGTAACCGTGACCTGATTTGTAGCGCCGTAAAAGTTGCCAAGTGAAATGGCACCAGACGTTGGCACGTTGGTGTTGTTGCCAGTCGTGTATGGACCGCCGCGATAATATTCGCTTAAACTGATTGGGTTGGCGCCGCCAAACTCACCCTGCACCTGAGAGAGAGCAATAGGGCCGGATGATTGAAGAGCCATTAGATCCCCACATATGCTGTGACGTTACCTTCGGCAGACATGTTCCCGCTACCATCAACCGCGAAAACATTATTCCCATTGTATTGGAAATATATTGCCGCGCCGCTGGCGAAAATTACCCAGTCGCCCAATCGCACGCTATCGCCAGCATTGACTTGGCCCGTGAATGTTGGGCTTGCGATAGGCGCCTTAGTGTTGCTCAGGTTATCTAGCTGCGTTTGAATGTTGCTTGTGACGCCATCGACGTAGTTCAACTCAGCCGTGGTGGCAGTGATGCCATCCAGCACGTTCAACTCGTCAGTCGTGACCGTGGCCCCGTCCAAAATGGCAAACTCGGTCGCGTTTACACCACCAAGCAGAGTGTCAATCGCCTCCCAGTTGTCATTGAGAAGGTCACCCCATGTGTCTTGGTTCCCGCCTACGGTGGGCAAGTTCCAGCTATAGTTTACAGTAGCCATGCGTCTTATCCTCTATTTGCTGGCACCTTAGCACATATCTCAGGTAGATGCAGCCGCTATAACAAGTTCGCCCGCATCCACCTGCCGCATGATCTCAGCGTAGTGGCGGTTTGCTGGGTCTAGTGGAACAAAGCAATCTTGACCGTCAATAGTGGCGCGAATGCTGGATATTGTGTCCGACAATGGGCCAGTAACGTATTGTGCAGATGTGATTTCCATAAGTTATAACTCCGCATCAAAAGTAAGATACCCTGTAAGGGCAGGATTATTATAAAGCCCTTGACCTATAGCCGTTCCCTGAGCATACAAAATAGCAGTCGTGCTAGACATATAGGGCAGTTGTGGCTGTGCGACATTACTTACATTCCATGTTCCAACGACAGTGCTTGTTGGGAAAGTCCTCATCTTTACAGGCAAAGTAAGCGTATCAAGTATAAATCCAGCGCCTGTGATGTAACCTGCACCATAAACATCACCGACCCCTTCACCACCCAGCTTTGTGAAATACCGCTGACACAGCGCCAACTCCTGCCCATACGAGCGATGCTCAAACGGGGTGGCTGTGTCGCCTACCTCAAGTTGGACGCCTGTGATGTAGGCATCTTTACTTATTCCTGACAATTCAAGCGCAGCCATTACGTTAGTGGCAGACGCCGTTGGAACATTAAATGAATGAGTGTAACGTGTCCAAGTTGTAGTCCATG